ACTATAAATGGCGATTGCGGTAGATTTTTAATTTCATTGAGTGCATTGATAATTGTTTCAGTGTTCTGCGTTAAATCTGCAATCGTAACAATAGTTTTACCGTTTGCTTTTGGATAATCTGCAAGCACCGATATAATTTCAGATGGGTTGTGATTTGCCATAAATTCTTCAAAATTCTTTTTGCTTTTAAAAGCATCTTGAGGGATGATTTTTTCTGTCATATTTTTCTCCTTGTATTTTTTGACACTGACATTCATCCCTCGCAATAGCTTTCATTTAAAGTCTTTTAGACTATTCTGAATCATTTCGACACAGTTATTTTCTTAAGTCTGCAACGATGCCTAACAAATGATTTGCAAATGCTTCAAGTGCATTTACCCCTTGCTCGAAACAGTAATTATCAACATCATTCGGTGTCGTATTTATTTTGTCTTTCAGTTTAAATAAACTATCAACCGCCGGCTGTGTGTATTTCGCAAGGTTTTCGTACAGCTTGGTTATGCAGTTCGGCACGTTCTTTTGAATAAGATTCATAATAAATGGCTCGATTAATAACCAAATTACATTTAATTTTTTCCAGTTTGTGAGTAGTGCTAAAAAGTTCATAGTGCTTTTCCTTTCTTTATTTGTGTAATATACCAACTGATTTTATTTCTTAAATAATCTCCTGCTTTTTCTTTTGAGAGGTTCGGAAGATACGGCAAGTAAGCAATATCAGACTTGCCCTCTCTTTCATTAGCAGGGCGTTTTTGGTCGAATTCATAGTGGGTAAAAACGGTTTTAGCTGTAACTTCAATACCGTATTTGATGCAAAGTTTCGCCGCTTTAGCACACATTGCTTCAACCTGCTCTTGAGTTATCGGGTATTTTGTTTGCTTGTTTTTTAAGTCAAATCCTGCCATACCGCAGCAAGATAAACCGATGCAACCCGTATTCCCTCCGCCACAGTGTTTTGCATATTTCCCGTCATAACAATTAATATTGTCTTCAGGTGCAAATTTTCCTTTAAATTCCTTTCCTGTGGAATCGAAAATAAAGTGGTAGGCATCAATATCCGTTTGACACGGATTGTTTGAACCTGCGGTCCAGTGCATACATATTTTATTCAATGACATTGTTAATCACCTTCTTTCTAGCTTCTTGTCGCTCTTTTAGTAGTGTTAAATATTCGTCTGATGTCAAAGATGTTTCAACTTCGAGGTCTAATTGATCCCTGTGTCTAATAACTTTCCAATCGGAATTAGTTAAAAACTTTGTGGCTTCTTCTGAATCCGCTTCAGAGAAAAGCGAATCCAAGTCGACAACCCACTCGCCGTTTTCAAAAGTAGCAGTTGGAATCGGTCGCTCCGGCACCTCGATATCGTTGAACATCAGGTTTTCAACAAATAAATATTCGCCATTTCTAATAACTGTTTTCATATTAAAAATTCCTTTCAAGTTGAATGATTAAAGAACAATTTGAGGTTATAGACCTGTTCGTTCCGCCATAATCTTTGTATTGCATAAGTCCTGTGCCTGTTCTGACATAGAACAAGCAGTCATCGTAGTAGAATCCGTTATTATTCCATTCATGGCTGTAATCAAGAATGGAATCGATTTCCCAAGGCATAATAAAACCGTTTGTTTTATCTTTTATCCAAGTAGAAATTCGCATATTTTTGTAATCAAAGCCAAGGTTATGGGAGAAGGCAAAAGTTGATGAAGCCCAAATATTTGTTTCATCACTGATATAGACTCCCTCCTGGGCATAGCTGTTTACATCTGAAACAAAATTATGCTGAGTTTTGATTCTGCCAATAAAATTAACTTCTTTTGCTTCGTATTTTCCTGTCACAGGATTATATTTGTAGAATGTATTTTCAGGAATTACATAGCAATAGGCAAGTTCAAATACTTCAAATTGGGCAATTTGAGCGTTAACAGCTCCATTTACAACATTCACTATTTCAAGTTTGTATTTTGAACAAGGAGTAAAATTCGTTGCATCGTAGTATCTAACTTCATTTGCACCCCAAGCAACTTGAGCAGGTATTTCGGCAAGAATAATCCATTTTTCACCGTCAAAACCTTTTATGTAGCCGTTGTAAATACAGCCGGTTGGTCCATCAACACTTGCCGTTATTCCGAATCTTGCAGCTATTCTTGGGTTTGGAAAATCTATTTGTAGCCATTGATTTCCACCAACAACTGATGCCATCCATTTTGAGGCAAGGTTGTGATTAAAAGCACAGGCAGGAATAAAACTTGCATTGTAAGTAGAACTTGCCGTTGAAACATAGCCTTTTCGGAATTCTGCGGTAGTAATATCAGATGTCATTGTCGGAACTGAATTAACGTCTGAATATTTCTGTAATTTATTTGTATAAACGGGACGAGCCGTTGTAATAATAGGCTGGAATTTATTATTGCTCTGTTTTTCCATTGCCAAATACATCATTGAATTATTAAGCAGATTCTCAAGCATATAACTTTCGGTTATCGCAACTAATTCATTAACTTTTCCGCTTGCAGACATTCCTTTTGCGTTATTCAGCAAAAGCGGATTGTCAGCACTCAAATCAAGTTTGGCAACCATAGGCATATATTCGTTTGTTGCGGTGTAATATTCTACTGCACCGATTGAAACAAAAGTCCCTGCACCTGAAATTGCTGTAATAGAAAGTCTGTAAAATTTAAAATTAGCAGAATAATTCAAAGCAAAAATACGCTTTTCTCCTTGCCCCCAAGACCCAATGCCTGTGTAATCGCCGAGCAGTTGCCAATTTACATCATCGTTGCTCCCTTCAAGTATAAAATTGTATGGAGAATATAAATAGGCATCTGCGGCATTTCTTGCAGTAATAGAAAATGCAACAATCTTAGGAGTGGATGTTTTAAACTCGATTTTTGTCCAACCTGTAGCAATCCCATTTCCTGAAATCCAGTTATAAGCATCTACATTGTTTCCCCTGTAACATTTCCACGGTAGATAATTTGCATCATAATAAGAAGAAGCAGTAATAACACATTGCTCATGAACTGCACTTGTCATCGCAGGAACAATGTTTGCCGAAAGCTCAATTTTTCTTAAAAAATCTGCTCTTCCTGATGAATTTTTTGGACAGTTCAAAATCGTTTGAGGTTTAAAGGAATTGGTTCGAACTTCCTTTGCACCAAAGTATCCGATTTCTTTAACCTTGTTTTCTTCGAATACAAATAATGAAACATCGCCTTTTAATACCAACCGGTCTTCATTGTTTTGTAAGGCTAGATTTTCGGAATTTCTGATGGTCCTGGATTCTAAAAATTCAATAATCGCAATACCTGAGGCCCAACCTGTGATTTGTGTTATTGTTTCACTTCCTGAAACTTTGAAATAATTTGTTTCGTTGGTCAAAGTTAATATGCCACTAGCACTTGATAATTTGGAAAAATTATTTAGCTTTAACGCACCACCAAGAGTGCCTCCACCTGCATCCATTTTTGTTTGGATTTCGCTTTGAAGATTTACAATTTTGTTTTCCTGATCATTATTTGAAAGCCTTAGTGTCTCAAAGTTTTGATTAACTTCGGCTGCTTTCGCTTTTTCGCCAGGCTTAAATTCTGTTAGTTCGTTTATTAAAGTCATATTATCTCCTTATGCAATTTCTTCAGGTCTGTTTTTGCGCCAAATAGCTAGCCAATTAACAGTTGGCGTATATCGTTGCTCTGAGTTGTAGCAAGTTATTGTGATTTTTACATCATCTTTTCCCCAATAGCAGTACAAGGAATCGTCCCCATTAACATCTCCAGAGAAATAGATGGTTCTGATTGACGGGATAAAAGCCAATAAATCAGTCATTTTAAAGCCATCAGGAGGGTAAACATAACTTGTAGTCCCTTCATTTAGACCTGATTCAATATGCATATTGTGGAAGCCGTGAATAGCTTCGCTCGTTATAATGTCAGATATATTATGCGTGTGGCTCTTGCTTGCGTACGGTTTTAAATTTTCTTCCGGCACAATCCCTTCTTCATCAAGCACAAGAACATTATTAGGCTCATTGCCGGCGTGATATCCGTCAACCAAGTCTGCGTTCAAATTCTCACATTTTGTTTGATTGGAAACTGCGACCTGCTCTTTTTCATTTCCTGCATGGTAACCATCAACTTTATCAGCATCGATTAACCTATGATGAGCGTTAACATCTTTATTATGGCTATTTTCAAGATAATCAAGAGAAACAACCGCAACACTTGAATCAATTACAAGATTTGTACTTTCCAAGTTTTCAATTTCAACAATGATTTTTATGTAAAAATCTCTGGTTGAACCTTCATCTTCAATCGGTTTGTAACTTTCAGGAATACTTGCAATTGCAAAGAGATTTCTGTCATTATCAAAAATTCCGACTTCTCTGATATAGTATCCACCTGAATTTGAAGGGATTGCACATTCAATAACCAATCTGTTTGAATAATTTGTATCAGCATAGATTCTTGAAATATTATTCCTGTAAGTTTCATTCACAAGCTGTGTTTGGTTTTCGTTTGGCTCGTAATATCCGTCACCGCCATCGCCTACAGCGAAAGTGCCTAACACAAGTGGAATAGAATTCACCTGTGCATCAATTATTTTATTTACGCCGATTTTTGTTAGTAATGTATAAAATTCCATAAATTCTCCTATCCGAACGCCCAAACAGATTCATCAAATTTGGAAGTATCAAAAAACATCGTTGGTAAATTGAGATTGGTTTTAGAATTTTTGCCCCAATTTCTTTCATCCCAACAATATGAATCCCAAAATAAATCAAATGGTTTTGGCATTACGGCAACTGTTTCGCCTGTGATTGTTGCAAATTTACCCTTGCAGACTTTGACTTTTGAGGACATAGAAATACTTACGCTTGAAAGATGCGAACGCACATTTTTGTACTCATTTATTAAATCTTCCAACTTTGCGATGAGGTCATAGTCCAAACCTTTTGAAACGAAATTCAAGTCAACAGAAAAGGTAAAAGGGGCGCCACCTGTTTCAAACCATTCCTGAATTTTTCCTTCTATTCCAAACATATCGAATATTCTTGTAAGTGCGTATTTAGTACCTTTATGCCTGTGAACTTCGATTGCACGTTTTATCAAATCTCGTTTTTCATCATCATTTCTTGCTTGTAGCCAACCCTCATTACCTGTAACGTGGTATTGTTCAGCCAAGTGAGGCAACGCATCAGAGGGTACATTGTCGATGATAGTTACTAAAAGGCAGGTTAAATCTATATTTGAGAATCTTTCATCAGCAATTGCATCGATTATTTTTAAATTCAAATCGTTAATCGGGGTTAAATTACTCATTAGCAAACCCTCCGATTGTGATATTAAAATTTTTCAAGTCGGCCCATTGATAATCAAGAATTTCAATATCAACAGGTGTTGTTAAATCCACTTTAAACACCCCATAAACGCTGTTTAAAATAGAAATAATTTGAGTGCGGATTACATCTTTTCCAAGTTTTTCAGCCAGTGCTGCTTTATACTCGGTGATTTTTGCTTTAATAGTTGTTGTAACGCTTGTTTCATCAGCATAAGCAAACAAAAATATATTTGCAATAAGCTCAAATTCGATTTTTTCAGGGGATTTAACAATAACGTTATCAGTAAGCGGACGAATTTTATCATCGCTCAAATAATTTTGAACGATAGCCAAAATCTCAGCTGACGGATTTCCTGTTTTTGTAAGAGGATAAACTTCAACCACACCTGGGCTTGGAGATAAAACCGAAACATCGGTTATACTTTGATGAGCTGATAAGGTGTGGAATCTGTACGCACCTTTACTGCCGGCATTTGAAAAACTTTCCGGTGCTTGGCGAATACGCTCCCTTAAACTTTCCACATCTTCATCATCTGCACCGCCTGAGCTGACAGCAATACTTTCAACGGTGCTGATATATGAAAGCGGTGTAATCAAATTATTTATTGATTTTAGTGTGTAATTATTTGCTGCAATCCCTGCTGTTTGGCAAACTGCTTCAACATCAACATTCAATTCACCTGACTTTAAAACCACCACAGAGGTTGTTTCAAAAACAAAGAGTTCATCTTTTGTGCCGACTTCTGTTCCAATTGGGATTGTAAAATCAAATTCAAGAGCCTCATCAACAGAAAATCTCAAAGTCGTTATTGCACAATCAGCTAGAAGTTTTTTAACTCCCAAAGGTTCTCCTATATGCTCCAAAATATCAATCGGGGCATAACTAAGCAGGTTTTCTTTTGCAATCTCCTGAATTTTTATTCGCAAAAGATTTTCACGGTATGCACAACTGTCAATCATCAAGCGTTCAATCTGAGCAGGTTGTAAAACCTTACCTGATTTAGATTCATACAAATCAATCCATTCTTGAGTGATTTTATCCGCATCACGTTCAATAAAATTTGGTTCAGGAAGTTGTGTCATAGACTCACCTCCGCTGTTGAAGAAGTTGAAGAATCTTGTTTTAAGCTCCATTGAACTTTTATATTCAATTGCGTTTCATTAATTGCGATACTTACAGAATCAATATCAACCCGTGTTTCCCAAAGATTTATCGCATCTATAACTTCTCTTGTAATATTTGGTTTTGCTATATTTACAGGAGAATCAACGTATTTCAAAATATCCGACCCGAAAGTTGGACGATGCGGAACTGAGCCTTTTTGAGTTGACAAAATTATGGCAATGCATTGGTTAATATCCTCAATCCCCTCGGCGACAGAGCCGATTCCATTGAGTTTATACTGCCAATCTACATATTTAATTTCTGATAATGTTGTCATTACATTGCTCCATCAGGGGCAGAAGTAGGACTGCCCATATTGTCTGTATGCGTGTGTGGATTGTAAATATCACGCATTGCCTGCATTGAAGATTTTTTGTCAGTAATATCCGCTGCCGAAGTTATGCCGTCAGTGTTTTGAATTTTTCCTGTGCTTAAAATATCCGCAATAATATTGAGCGTTTTTGCAACGATAGTAAGTATTTGAGTTTCTTTGTTATATTCAATGAAACTGCCATCTTCAAACTTGATTATGTGCTGATCCTTTGAAATCCCCGGAACCGAATCAACTCCGGTATAAATTGCACCAAGGATAACGCCGTCTTCTGAATCATCATCCATGAGGCAAGCAACCTGTTCGCCGACATCGACCATAGAATAGAATTTGTCTTTGTTAGTTTTCTGCTGAAGCACAGGAAGCCAAAATGAAGTAATATCATCATCTGCAAACTGCACTCGAGCCTTTGCCGTGAGTGGATTAATGTTAGTAACAACGCCGAATTTTAGCACGATGCCACCTCCAAACTTGTTGCATATCCTGAACTGCGGTCAATTCTGTGGCGAGCTTCTTTTATGTGATATTTGCCTGAAAAGTAGCCCAAGTCCTTTAATTCAACATTCAAACCTGCAACAAGATAAGGATTTCCATACATATCAACAGAGCCTTCGATAGTGTCTTTACCTTTAGCAAGTGCGGCTTTTGCTTTTAAAATAGCCTGCTGTTTGTTTTCGCAGCGAACATTTAATTTTAAAGCATCGCCTTTTACGCAACTTTGATTTTTTACAGTTGCGCTGACCTTTTTGCCAGTTTTTGGATTGTGGTAGCTCACCGTTACTGATTTATAATTCTTACTCGTTTTTTCTGTTAAATTTACTCGTGATAGTTCATTGCGGTACAAGATTTTTGCAGCATTCGCATTTACAAGTTTTTCAGTTTTATAAAAAACAAGATTACCCTCTGTGATTTTGAAAATATACCCATATTGTTCAGCAAGTTTTTTGAGAAATGATAAATCACGCTCCTGATTTTGCGTCATACGTTCAACTTTTACATCTTCAATAGTGCCAACGAGTTTAAGGCTGTGGCGTTTTGAGATTTCATTGGCAATCTGTTTTAAGGATTTATTTTCGTATGCAATAGAATTATTTTGTCTTAAAGGCTTTTTGATTCCTGTCGCAATCGCTTTTACAATAAGAGTATCAGGCGGAGTGTCAAGTTCGATTTCATCAATCTCAAACACACCACAATTAAGGAGTTTTTCGCCTTCATAACCGATAAACAATCTGAGCGAATCACCTTTGCTTGGAATCCAGGCATTTTGCCAAAGTCTTTCAGAATCCTCAAAAGTAATAGAAATTTCATCACTTTGTCCGTGTTCAAAGTCAATGTATTCAATACTTACAACATAACTTGAAACATCACGAGTGATGTCCTTTTTATTATATTCAATTTTGAAAGTAGGTTTTAACATTAATTTCTCCAAGGAGGTAATTCAAACGATATTTGCTCGTCTTCATCAAGCACGGGAATTTTCAGATTAATACCGGCTTCAAGAGTCGGTTTAATAGGAACAGAGGAATTTGCCTGAATAATAACTTCGTATTTAGTTGCATCTTTATAGAATTTATATGCAATCGAATCCCATCGGTCATTGTCTTTTGTAATGTAGGAGTAGAATTCCGTCATTTCTTTTTCAATCCCCCTTGTTTCTTCGCTTCAGGGATTTTGCCTGTGTATTCTCTGAGCCTCAAATCGACCTGTACAGAAATTAAATCTCCTTCTTTGCTTGTCTGCTCTGTTGTAGAAACAATTTCAGACACAACAAAAACTCCGACATATTCGCCGTTCCCTTTGATAAATTTTAGTGGTGTGGCTTTATTTGCAACTGCTTTCAGTTTTTTAATTTCGTCTTCAGGAGTGCAAAAAGAATTGTGAAAATTTAGCTTGATATTTTCTTCTAGCAGATTCATTCCCATATACTGCAAAACAGGTTTATTGCCGATTCGCTCATGTTCAGCGTAATTGTATGAAACAGTTTCATCCATCCCGTTAAAGTATGTTATTAGTTCAAATTCAATATCGCCAAGTTGTGCAAACATTAGTACGCCAGCCTCATTTTTCTTTCGTTTTCTTTTCTTACAATTGTTAGAATTTCTTCTTTATGTTTTTTGAGCAGCATAAGAAAATCATCTTTTGCACCCTTACTTGCACCTGAAATTGTGACAATAGGGTTATAATGAATAACGGTAGAACTGCTGCCACCATTCGCTCCACGCATATCAGGCTTTAAAGCGGTTGATTTAAAGGTCAATGCCTTATTCATCGCCGCAACAATCGGCAACGGTTTTATTGCAGAGGCAATAGTTTCTGAGATTTTTACCTTATGCAAATCTTTCAATGGCCCTGTTTTTGCAGGGGAGTGAGGTAAGTGATCTCTGATAATTTGAGCGTGTTTATTTATTGCAGCTTGGGTTTTGCCTGTTTTACTCAAGAGTCCAAAGGTAAGCATATCGCCGATTTTTGCACCAAACTCAAACGCTTTTTGAACCAAGCTTGCAAGTTTGAGAATAATATTTGCAATGGCTTTGCCGAATTTCACACCCATTTTTTCTGCTGCTCCACCAACATCATTAACAGGAGTGAAAAGCTTTTTAAGCCAGTCAAAAACTGCTTTTAACGGTTTTGTAATTGGTTCAAGTGCTTGCGCTAATTTGCTAAAAACTGGCATTAGAGGTGCTAAACCTTCTTTTAAACCCTGAAAAACACCCTTGAAAAATCCTGTAATCGGCTTCCAGTATTTATAAATTACAAAAGCAACTCCTGCAATTGCAAGTGCAATCCAGCCCAAAGGAGAAGTCAAAAGAGTAAGAGAAAAGGCACGGAATGATACGATTGCAGTTCTAATCATTGACGGGATTGACAGGAATCCTGTTTTAAATGATTTTAAACCGTTCATAAAATTTGATGGAAGTGCTTTGACAGAAGTTACCGTCCAATCCTTGAGTGCGATTGTAGATTTCAAAATATTTGATGGCAGTGCTTTAAAAGAATTTCTCAAATCATTATCGATTCTTCTGATGTCTGCACCAAAACCTAAAAGAACGTGTTTGGGTAAATCCAAGCCCAATTTATTTCCTGCTTTAAAAATATTAAAAGCATTGTTTAAACTGTGAGAAGAAGAATTCATCCCAATAAAATCCAAAAGTGCCACAGAGTTTTTTATCAAAACAGGAGTCAGTTCTCGAGCTTTTTCTAAAAAAGTACCGTAAATACCAATGAGTTTTCCGGTTAACATTGTACCGACACCAAGCAAAGTAAGTGCAAGACCTGCTCCGATTGTACCGATTACAGCAGTGAACAATCCTTTTTGCATAACAGGGTTTGAATTTATTTTGTTTAATAAGTCATTTAAAGCCTTTAATGGTGCGTGTAAATGAGGGAAAACAAGCTCTTTCATATTTATACGAAGCTGTTTCCACTGCTCATTTGTAGTTGTCATCATATTGGTAAAATCGCTGTCGATAATGCCTGAAGCACCAAGTGCTGACGATTTAATCCTTTTATATTCATCCAAATTCTGAAGCATTGGTTTTATAAAAGAAAGAACTTGTTTATCCTGAAAGACTTCTGATACCTTAAAAATATCGCCTTTGCTTGCTTTTTTCATCACTTCGAGGACTTCTAAAATAGGGTCTTTACCTTGCTTGGCTGCATCTACCAAAACATTTTTTAAGTTGATACCGAAAGTATCTTTGAAATTTTTAACCGCTAGCGGAGATGTTACTTTTTGAATAAAGTTTTCTAAATTGTTCGCTGCC